CTACGAGCTGCTGATGGGCATCCTGAACGTGCTGCAGACGATCAACGGATTCGTCGCGGGCGTCATGCTCGACGTGATCGGAAAGGTGCTTCGCACGATCCTTGGGATCGTCGAAACGATCAACCTGATCCCGGGAATCGAGATCCCGACGGCCGGATTGGAAAGCCTGACGGGACTCGCCGACAAGTTGAAGACCGACGCGTTCAATCGCTCGGCGCAAGACTTCAACGATGCCGGAGATCGCTTCGCCGCGTTCGCGACCTCGTGGCTCGCGAACGCAAAGGGTGAAGCCGGAGAACTCGCCAAGGCGCTCGAAGCGTTCGAGGCGGCTCGCAAGAAGGCTGCTGAAGCACCTGCGGCCGCGGCGGCTCCGGCGCCAGTCATCGATCCGAAGGCGATCGCGAAAGCCGAGGAAGTCGGGAAGATCATCAGCAAGCTGCGTGATGACATTGCCAACGTCGGCGCGTTGCCCGAGCAAATGCTCGAGCGGCAGCTCTCCACGCTCAACGCAACACAAGCGCAGATCGCGGAAGCGATCACGCTGCAGAAGCAGCTCAACGAGGCACAATCCAAAGCCGAGAACGCGAAGCAGATCGCCAAGACGATGGAGGACCTCGCGTCCAAGTACGACCGCCTCGTGCTGAGCGAAGAAACGATGCTCGAGCTCGAGCTTCGACGCCTCGGCGCGACCGAGGCGCAAGTCAAGGCGGCAGAGGATTACGCGCGAGCGATCAAGGATGCGGAGAACGCGAACAAGATCACCGCGCAGCTCGAGGAGATGCGAAAGAAGGTGGACGAGTTCGGCAAGAGCGCGAGCGAACTTGCCGCCGCGCAGCTCGCATCGTTGGGCGCTACGCAGGCGCAGATCGATGAAGCGATCCGTCTGCAAGGCGAACTCGCCGCGATGGAGACCGCGGCGAACAACGCGGCCGAGGTCGAGCGCATCCTCGAAGACGTTGCGCGCGCCGCGGATGACGCCGGGAAATCAGAGATGGAACTGATGCGGCGCCGCCTCGAGGCGCTGAACGCGACCGAAGACCAGATCAGCAAGGCGCTCGGTGCTCTGCGCGATACGCAGGTCGGGAACATGCTTCGCGACCTCGAAGATCAAGCGAAGCGCGCGACCATGAGCGAGCGCGAACTTCTCGAAGAACGCCTCCGAGCGGCCGGGGCGACGGCAGAGGAAATCGCCAAGGGGCTCGCGCTCCAGGACAAGATCGACGCGTCGAAGGAAAAGTCGGCGGCGAAGGAAGACAAAGCCGCCGCGGCGGGACCGGACTCGGTGCAGACCGCGCTCGGGTCGATCAAGCTTCCCGGCATGATGAGTTCGGTGCGCATCGCCGAGCAGCAGCTCGACGTGCAGAGTACCTCGGCGCGCATGCTCGAGCAGATCGCCGGAGCAACCGCAACGACCTCGAGCCTGATGGCGGCGGCTGCAGAACAAGGCGGCAGTCGCAACACGGGAACAATGCTTGAAGACCAGACGCTCTCGGTGCTGAAGCAGATCGAAGCCAATACGCGAGCATTCGCGGGAGTCCTCACCTAATGCCTGCCGTCGTCCTCGACATCAAGAAGATCGGCGCGTCTGCCGGATCAGACGACACCAGTACCTACGTCGAGGAGTTCCTCGCGACCGCAAGCGACGGCTCGGCACTGACGTATGCAGACGTTATGTCGGCCCTCCCGGCGTTCGGAACTACGGAGACCGTGCTCGGCGTGAATGCGTACCTTGCCTCGAAGCAAGTCGACAGCATCGAAGACACCGCCGGACGCGCATGGTCCGTGACGTTGTCATACAACTCCGAGACCGTGGACGACGAGTTCGTCGCGCTCGACATGAACAGCAGCGCGACGGCGGTCGACTTCTTCCGATCGGGGGCGAGCGCGCCTGCGAACCTCAACACGCCGGGCAACAGTGATATCGGAGGGACGCCCATCGATCAGGGCGGGCAGCCGGTCACGACGCTCGTGCCGACGCAGGAACTGTCGATCACGAACTATCGCGCCGACAACAACGCCTCCGCGATCCGCGCCGCGCTCGGCAAGCGAAACAGCACGACGTGGCTCGGGGCGGCCGCGGGCTACGTCCTGTTCACGGGCGCAACGGCGAAGCGTGTCGGCATATCGAAGTACGAAGTGCAGTACAAGTTCGTATATGACGACTACGCGCACTGCCGACAAGTCGCGATTCGAGACCTTGATGCGCGACCGCGTCTGAGCACTCCCGACGGAAGCGGGTTGTGTAACGCGTCGCTCGTCGTTTGGCGGCAGCCGTTCCCATCGACGTACAACTTCGGAAGCATGGGGATCATGACCTGATGGCGATGAAGCCGACCATCACGACCGGACTCGGGGCGCTTACGCCGTCTGCATGGAAAGACCTCGTGCAGGCGGTCGACTACGTCAAGGCGCAGATCGCCGTAACGAACGGGCAACTCGGCAACATTCGAGACGCGCCGCGATGGATCACTGTTGAGATCGGCGAAGCGACGAAGATCGAAAGCGTCGCGCGATGGGAATACGCGTGGACGCAAGTTCGCCGCGTCGCAGCCGAAACGACCTATGGGGCGGACGCACTCTCGGCGCTGACGGATACGACGCCGGGAATGAGCAAGGCGCTCAACACGCTCGAAGCGGGCAACACGGAAGCACTCGCGTACGGGTACGCCGTGCTCGAGCCGGATGGTGTTGAGCTGCAGGAGCACGAAGGCTTCGAGATCCGCCCCGTCCCGGAAGGTGCAGTAGTGCACCTGTTGATGACGCGAGACACCGCGGGGATCCTGAAGCTTGAGTTCAGCGCGGCGAACCCTATCGACGGAACGTGCCCCGAGCCGCCGCAACCCGTGACGAACGCATACGACTATGGATCGTTCCTCGTGCCGGACCCGCTCGCGATCCCATACGACGCGGAAACCTTTGCCGCGCCGAACGAAACGATCCTCGACTTCGGAAACTTCACGTAACAGCAAGGAGTCCCCATGTCACTACAGATCCGACGCGGCCTCGAAGCGAATCGCACCTTCATCGCTGATGCAGGCGAGCCGCTATGGGTCACTGATACGGCGCGCCTGTTCATCGGCGACGGAACGACGACCGGAGGAATCGCGGTGCAGGCGATCCCCGCGGGAACTGCCGGGGGAGACCTGCAAGGCACGTATCCGAACCCGACGGTCCACAAGATCCACACGCACAACGTGCAGTCGGGGACGCCGTCGGAGAAGGACGTGCTGCAGTGGGAAACGGCGCACACGAGATGGAGCCGGAAGTACATCGACCTGTCGTACGTCGAGTCGTGGCTCACGGCCGGGACCGTCGCACTGAGCGCCAAGAAGTTCACGACGATCGTGACGCTTACGCTGACCGAAGGAACGTGGCTCGTCACGGGCAACGTGATGACCGTCGGCGGCGGTGACGCCAATGCAGCCGAGTTCCAGTTGATCGACGCGGCGAACGTGCAACATGGAGGCGGTGCGATCAGCGCAGTGATCGATTACGGCGCGGCGAGTACGAGCTTCACGACGATCATCACGACGGCGGGCTCGCTCGCGATTACCTTGCAAGGCATCGGATGGGATGGGTACGTCGAAGCAGTTCACATATCGCCATCCCAAGAAGTGCCGCGCGTCACGGGTATCACCGCCATCCGAATCGGATGACATTCACGCACCCCATTGCTACGATGAGGAAATGACGAGAGAGGCAGACAACACCGTGAAGCTATCGCTTCGCGATTGGCTCGCGATCGGCGCGCTCGCGCTCACGATCATGGGTTCCGTGCTAGGGGCATTCCTGCATCACGATCGACTGTTGATGCAGCTCGTCACGCAGCAGCAAGCGGCGAACTCTCGCCTCGACAAGATCGAAAGCAAACTCGAAAGGAGACTGCCATGAGCATCGTGAACGCACTGAAGGACAAGTCGTGGAAGACGACGGGCGCGGGTGTCGCGGCGATCCTCGTCGCTGGCGGCGCAGCACTCACCGCGCTCACCGACGCGAACCCGCAGACGCAGCCCGATTGGGCGGCGCTCATCGCGGCGATCATCGCGGGCGTCGGCCTGATCTTCGCCAAGGACAACGCGAAGGCCTGACGTGTATGCCGCGATCCGAGCGATCCTTGATTCGTTGCTCGCATGGGTGCATCGCCTCGTCGAGCGAAAGGGTCAAGCGTCGGACGCGCCTCGCGATCCCGACATGCTTCGCCGTGCTGGCGCTCGCATTCGCGAATGGATGCACCCGAGCGGTACTCGTGAGCGAGAGCAGTCCGATCAGAACGGGACCTGATATGCGCGGTCGCGTCTACGTGCGAAGCGCGGATGGGTGGCAACTCTCCGAGAACGCCGTAACCATTCCGGAAGGGTGGTACTGCGTTCCGCCGTCCTACGTGGAAAGCGATACCAAGTGACGCTCGCTCCCGCGTCGTGCTGCTGCGATCAGGAACCCGTAGGACCGTGCGCGCCGCTCGAAACGTATGGGCCGCTCACGATCTGCCTGAAGAACAACGCGGGGACGGAATGGAAGTACAAGCTCGAATGGACGGGCGCATGCGACTGCGCCGTTGACAATATCAACGACTGCCCGATTCCGACCGCATCGGCGCCGACCTACGGAGGCGGATGCTCGATTGTGCAAGGGTACTACGCGTGCGACTGCCCGTTCTCGGGACTGACATGCACGGAACAGAGCATCACGGCGCAAAGACAGATGCAGGGGTGCTACGCGCTCCCGTTCACGACGAAGGGGCAATACTCGAGCGCCGGGTACTACATCACGCCGGAAGGAAACCCGACGACGCTCATAGCGCCGACGGCGGGCATCACCGTGCAGTGGGCGGTACCGATCGAAGAGCGATTCAGTTTCGACAAACAGACCTACGGAACGTGCGAGCAGTGCGAAACGTGGACGCTGATTCAAGACACGACGGGACTGCAGATGCCGTATCGCGCGCGCTTCTCGGGGCCGCCGTACATCACGAATGGTCCGCCCGTATGGACGATCCGAAAGCAGACGACGGGAAGCGTCGCAAGCCGATGGGAAATCACCTCGACGGCGTTCAACATCCGCAACTCGAGCGGCGTCATCGTCTACACGATCGCGCTCGCAGGGCAGACGCTCGGGTCCTTGTTCACGGCGATTGATACGCAGACCGCGGCGCCGGTCGTGCTTGTGAAGCAGTACACGCCGATCGGGGTCTACAACGCTGACCTGATGCCGGCAACCTCGCTCGAGCCGCGTGCGCAGTCGCCTGTATTCAGCGGGCTCACGACGCAGACCGTTCGCTTGTTCGACCTCGCATCGGGCGAGCAGCGACGAATGGCGCTTCCGACCGTCACGCCAGTACCAGATCCGATCCCGGGTGCGGCCGGAGCCGTCAATCCGTGGGGATCGTTTCAGTGGCAGTTCGACCACGCGTTCGGGCAAACGACGGCGCCATATACGAACGCGGCGTACAGCGTATTCGCGGCAGACGTCGGCTACTCAGAGGCAACGGTCGCGGCATTCTGCGGTGGATTCGCGCACTCGTGGGACTGGGATTGGATTCAGAACTTCTACGACGTGCAATGCGCGAACTGGACGCCGGGGGAGAATCCGCCAGGAAGCCCCCAAATCGGATCCTTCACGCGCACGACTGATCCGACCTCGTGCAACGGATGCCCGTTCGGTGTTGAGAGCATTCCGTGCTCGTCATATGGCGGTTACACGTTCGAGGACCTTCTGCCGCTGAAGGCGTTCTACGTGCTCGGCACGGAAGGCACGGGGAAAGTGACCTCTGCGGATATGTGTCTGCAGCAATACGGAGGGACGCGCAGCTACTGGGTATGCGATCCATTCGAGAGCGAAGCAGACTGCTGCTGCCCAGAAGTCAACGGAGACAACTGCTCGTCGGCCTTCCGCCTATTCTCGGGATGCGCGGCCGTGACCTCGTCATTTGGGCAGTTCGCGGAGTACGTGTTCTCGGTATCGAGGTAATGACATGAAGCAGACGATCACGATCAACACGCGCGCGCGACGATGGAAGCTCGAGCTCGACGAAGAGACGAGCGCCGTGACCGTGCTCGAATGCGCGGAACATCAGCGACCGATCATCGAGCGCGCGGCATCATGGGCGAAGGCAGAAGCAAGCCAACTGATGCAGGGTCCGGTGTCGAGCGAGGAGTACGACGCGCGTATCGCCGTATGCGCGCTCTGTCCCGAACTTGATGCCGCTCCCGCGCCGAAGGTTGGATGGTGCAAGAAGTGCGGATGCGCGCGCAACTCGCGCGCCGAACTCACGATCAAGGGTCGCATGCCTGCGGCGAAGTGCCCGCTCGACAAGTGGCCGAAGGTTGCATCGACTCCATCGCCGACGTAGGATCGCTCCGTCCGGCGCGGCGCCCTGACGAGGATCGACGGCATGTGCCGACGAGACTGCCCGACCGGACCTGACCCCCGGAAGCGCGCCCCGTAGACCTCGCGGTCCGGGGCGCGTTCCATTCCCCTCACAACCCGCCTACGTTGCCCTGTGCGACGTTCCCGCGCGCCCGACGCCCCGTCGCCCTGTGCGACGCCCCGTCGCCCTGTGCGCGTTTTCCACGCCCGATAGCGACCCGGGAAAAAATCTGCGAAATATCTGATGAACCCCCTGTACAACTCTACCGACGACGGTATAGTTCACCCATCAGCACCGCGCTGATTCGCAACCCCGAACGGAGACACCCATGACCATCTACACCGCCGAGCTCGAGACCGAACGATTCACCTTCCGCGGAACGGGCCTCACCGCCGCGAGCGCCAAGGGCGCGCTCGTCAAGGGCCTCGCCAAGCATGCCAAGGATTACGGCCTCGCCTCGAACTGGTGGAAGCCGTACGAGTGCGACATGTTCATCCACCCCGCGTTCGTCGGCACGTGCACTCGCGATAACGAAATCCTCTAACCGATCACCCCGAACCCAACACCCAACACCATGCCGACCATCGCCACCATGTCCACCGCGCTCCCGACCCTCCCCTCTGTCAAGACGCTCACCTTCGGCGTCGAAATCGAAACGGGAATCCCGTACTCGACGGGCCTCAACGTCGGCGGCTACCACAACGGACGCGTCGTTCCGAACATGCCCGAGCGCGGCATCGTGAGCGGCAAGTGGAAGGCGTCCTCCGATGGAAGCATCAACGTCGCCAACATGCAAGGCGTCGAGTTCGTGTCGCCTGTCCTCCGCGGCGCCGACGGCCTCGACAACGTCGCGATCGCCGTCGAGCGAATCCACGCGATGGGCGCCAAGGTGAACCGCACGTGCGGCGTGCACGTGCACGTGGCGTTCCCGACCAATGACCTCGCCGCCGTTCGTCGCCTCGTGCACCTCGTCGCGCATTGGGAGTCCGCGCTCTACGCAACGACGGGCACGAAGTCGCGCGAGCAAAACTCCTACTGCCGTTCGATCAAGACCCCGAGCATGCGCGCCGCGCGATACGGTTCGATGGGCGACGTGCGCACCGCCGTCATGTCGAACCGCTACCACACGCTCAACCTCATGCCGATCCTCACGGGCTCGCAGCCGACCGTCGAGTTTCGCGTGTTCAGCGGAAGCGTGAACGCCAAGAAGATCGTCGCGTGGACGATGCTCGCTCTCGCGATCGTCGAAGCCGCGCTCAACGGCCACCGCGCCAAGGCGTTCGACATGCCCGAAACGAGCGTCGAGCGCGAGTGCGGCGAAGGTCGCGGCGAGCGACTCGTGAAAGCGATGCTCAACGACCTGTTCGTGTGGAACGGGAAGAGCGCGACCCGCGGCCAATACGGGCACGAAACCTACACCCATGAGTTCATGCGGAAGCAGCTCGGCCGCATGGCAAAGAAGTACGACCTGATCGACGCCACCGAAATCGACTAATCGACACCCATCACCTCATCACGAAAGGATACGACACCATGTGCGGACTATTCGCCCTGTTCACCTCGACCCCGGACGCCACCATCTGCCCCCGCTCGGCATGCCGCCTCGCCGCGGCGCAAGTCTCCCGCGGGCATCACGCGTGGGGCATCGCGTGGCTCGACACCGTCGGCATCATCCGGTCCTACCGCGCGATCGGCCCCGTGACCGACTCGCTCGAGATCATCGCCGACATCGCCAACGAAGCGACCGCCCTGATCGGGCATACCCGATGGGCGACGCACGGCGCTGCCGATGACCTCGCGTGCGCCCATCCGTTCACGTGCGGCGGCGGCTTCCTCGCGCACAACGGCATCATCCCGTCGCACGAACGCATCGCTCGCGAGCACGGATTGCTCTGCACGAGCGAGTGCGACTCCGAAGTCCTCGCGCGCCTCGTCGAGTCGTACGGCGTCACGGGTCCCGCGGGCGCCTTCCGCGCGGCGATCAACACCGTCCCGCACGGCGCGCCGCTCGCGACGCTTGCCCTGTTCGGGGGCACCGACCCGCGCATCGTCTACGCCCGACGCGGCAACCCGCTCGCCCGTACGACGATGACGCACGGCAAGGCGACGCTCACGCTCCTTGGCTCGCACGTTGCCGCCGCGCCGTCGATCGACGATGACACCGTGACCGTGCGACACCTGTTCCGACGGGGGGCACCGATCACCCTCACGCTCGACCGTACCGCGCCGACCATGAAGAACGTCCGCGGCTCAACCCTGTTCGCCTGATTCCCAACGAAAGGATCCTCCCATGTTGACCATCGCTACCGCACTCACCCGCCTCCCCGCCATCGACCGCATCCCCGCCGCCATCGCGATCTGCCGCGCCGACCCGACCGCGATCGGCGCCGCCTACCCGTCGCTCGAACTGCGCGTCGCAAGCGCGCGCCTCGGGCATGTCGACCCCGAACGCGAGCACGAATGGGAAGCGGCGGCATGCGAACTCGAACTCGCCTACCAACGGTGGCTCGCCGCGATGGGCGACGCTACCCTACCGCCGACCATGCAAGCGACGCTCGCGAACCTCGCGACCGTCCTCGCGGAGGGCACCCGATGACCGAAGTCGCACTCAACGTCCTCCACCAAGTGCGCCCGTGCGGCGACTGCTCTATGTGCTGCAAGTTGATGGAGATCGACCGCGGCGACGGCACGACCAAGCCGCACGGCCAATGGTGCGAACACGCGCGACTCTCCAAGCGCGACGGCGTCGCGGAGAACCACTGTGCCGCATACGCGACACGATGGAAGCCGTGCCGCGACTTCGTGTGTGCATGGGCGGGCGGATTGATGCCGCTCGACGCGACGCCGCGCAAGACGCGATGCGTCGTGCGGACGCACGTGATCGAAGGGCAGCAGACCGTGGTCATCAACGAAGACGCGCCGCGCGCGGCCGATCATCCCGAGATCAAGGCGGTGATCGGATTCGCGCTCAAGCGCGGATACCCCTGTGTCGTGATCGCGCCCGATGGGCGACGCCGCCTCGTGCGAAAGGCGAAGCCGTGAACCTGCCCGACGACATGCCGCCGGAAATCCGGCAACTCATCGAGATCCTCGTGAACGGGGAATCGGCCGAAGTCCTCGAAGTGACGGAGGACCTCATGTCCGAACTGCTCCGCGGGGTGAATGACGACCTCTCGCAGCGAGTCTCGCGCGTGTTCGGGAATCGCATCCGGTTCGACCGCACCGTGAGCGACACCGAATCCGTCACCTCCGTGACGATGAAAGGGTTCGCGATGCCGTTCGTCGCGACGGACGAAACGCTGAATGCCTTCCTCATCGGCATGACATCAGCACTACGACTGATGAAGGAAACGGAGGCGTAAGTTGCCAAAGCGTTCCGCATCGCTTACCCTTCCCGCGATGGAAGTCATTACCACGGCGGAAGTCGCGAAGATCCTGCGCGTGAGCGCGCAACGTGTTCGGCAGCTCGCCGAGGCACGGGGCATCGCTCCCGCGATGGTCGTCGGGACTGCGAAGGTGTGGCACCGTCGCGACCTCTCGCGATTCGAGCGCCGACCTCCTGGTCGACCTCGAGCGTGACTGTACAACCGTGGCGGCGTCGTTATACTTCGCGCCGTGCGGACCGGAATCACCAACACTACGCCCCTCGCCTGCGGGTCCGCACAACCCGGCGAGGGGCGTGGTTCTTCTCGGAGATGACTGCGATGACGATCACGGAACGACAACTCGCCGCGCGCGACTTGGGCCTTGGCTCAAGTGAAATCGCGGCCATCCTCGGGCGCGACCCGTGGCGAACGGCATGGGACGTATGGGCGATCAAGACGGGTCGAGCCGATCCTTCGCCGGTGAACGACGCCATGCGAATCGGCACGGCATTCGAGCGCGTGCTGCTCGACCTCGCCGGAGAGGAACTCGGCCGCAAGGTCGTCGCGCCGACGAGCACCTTCGTCCGCGGAGTGATGCGCGCGAACATCGACGGCATGCTTGATCGATTCGCGAAGGGTGGCGAAATCGTCGAAGCCAAGACGACGAGCGTCACCGACGGATGGGGTCCGGCCGGATCCGACGAGGTGCCGGAGCGAGTCGCGCTGCAAGTGCAGTTCCAAATGCTCTGCGCCGAAAGCCCCGTCGCGCACGTGGCGAAGCTCTCTGCGGCATTCGGATTCTCCTTCGCGCTCTACCGCATCGAACGCGACGAAGATATCTGCGCCGAGATCGAAGCCCGATGCGAGGAATGGTGGGCGAAGCACGTTGTCGAGGGCGCCGAGCCCGACGCCGCGCCGTCGCCCGACGTACTCGCTCGCGTTCGACGGGAAGCCAAGAAGGTCGACATCGACGCGACGCTCATCGCTCGCGAACGGATCGCTCGCGACGCGCTCGCGAAGGCGGAAGCCGATTACGAAGTCGCGAAGTCTGCCGTCCTCCACGCGATGGGCGACGCCGACACCGCGACCGACGGGACCTGGACTGTCCGATTCCACAACGTGAGCCGCTCCGCGCTCGACACCGCGGCGATCGTCGCGAAGTGGCCCGAAGCCGCGGACATGAAGAAAGCAACGACCTACCGTCGCTTCGACGTGCGAAAGGCGGGAGGCAAGTGATGACGACCCCGAACCTAAGCGCCGCCCTCGTGAAGGCACAATCGCTCGTCCACCCGATCGGCAAGGACGCATGGAACGCGCACCACAAGTACAAGTATGCGAGCGCCGAGACGATGCTTGCGGGCGCGCGCGAGGCGCTCAACGCCGCCGGGCTCGCGCTCTCGCGCGTCGCGTGGCGCATCGTTGACGGCGAGATCCCGATGCTCGTGTCGTCCTTCCGGCTCGACCATGAAAGCGGCGAGACGCGCGACTTCGTCGATCTGCCGTGGCCGATCCTCGAAGGCAACGGCCGACCATTCGACAAGGCGATGGCCGGAGCACTCACGACGCAGCAAGCGTACTTCGTGCGCGACCTCCTGCAGATGCCGAAGGAGGACGAGAACGAGATCGACCGACGCAACGATCGCGAGACGGTCGACGTGGAAGTGATCGGCGTCGCGGGAGCGGGCGCGATCCGGCGCAAGCTCAAGGCGGCGTCGCTCGCACTCGCCGACATGGTCGCCGACATGAAGGCGAAGAACCTCGACCCGCCGTCGGACCTCGCCAACTGGCCCCGCGCATGGGCGAAGGGTGCCGAAGCATGGATCGAACGCAAGACCTCCGAAGCGAGCGCGCCCCCTACGACGGAACCGTGATCGCTTCGCGGCGCGGGGGGCGAGCAGTACGCTCCCCGCGCCGCCTACAACCTATTGCCCGGTGCTGCGCGCGGACGAAGACCTGCGGGTCGCGCAGCCGGAAAGGTGCCGCCGTGGTAGGGCATCAGAGGATGCGTCGCGTGGAAGTCGTTTCCACGCGGCTCGTGGCGAGGATTGACCCTACCTCGCTCCGGCGACAACGTAGTCGCCGCGCTCAGCACGTGAAGCGCGCCGAACCTCCGGCGGAAATGGACATACGTGCAGCGCGACGCCGAAGCCCGAAAGGAGCGGCACGTGCCTCCGCGAGAAGTTGGCGGGGTCGCTCAGCACTCAGCCCTCACGGAGGGCACGGAGAACACAATGCCACGCAACCCCCGAAACCCCCGACTCGTTCAGATCGACCTCCTGCGCACGGACGGAGGAACGCAAGCGCGAGCGCAGATGACCGAAGATGCCGTCGCCGAATACGCGGAAGCGTTCGAGGCGGGTCACGCATTCCCGCCCATCGCCGTAGTCGATGACGGCACGACCTTGTGGCTCGCCGACGGGTTCCACCGCGTCGAAGCATCGCGCCGCCTCGGACAAGAGCGCATCCTCGCCACCGTCACGACCGGGACCATGGTCGACGCGGTGCTCATCGCGGCCGGAAGCAACGCATCGCACGGTGTCCGACGAACCAACGCCGACAAGAAGCGCGCTGTCGCGATGGTGTTGGGCTTGCCCGGATACCAAGACAAGAGCGATCGTGAGATCGCGCGCCTGTGTGCCGTGACGCATCCCTTCGTTGCCTCATGCCGTCGCCCCGCCGAAGTCGAAGTCGATGAGACCGACGAGGACAACGTCGAGGGCGACAACGCCGAGACCGCCGACGAGGCACCCGCGATGAGTGCCGCGCAAGACGCGCTCGGCGAACTGCGAAACGCCCTGCGCGCCGCCAAGCGCATGGCGCTCGAGCTCGCCGATGGGCCGCACGGCGTGTTCCTCAACCGTGACGCGATCGGGAGCGACCTCGCGAACGCGATCGCCGCCGTCGAGGGCGCGACCCCGGCGCGCGAGTGCCCGGTCTGTCACGGGAGCGGATGCCGCACGTGCCGAAACGTCGGATGGATCAGCCGCCTCGTGAACGATCACGCGCTGCCGAGCGACGTGGAGGGCGTCCGATGACCGCCAAGAAGCAAGACGCTCTATGGACCGACGCGAAGCGATGGCTCCTGTCGAAAGGCTTCTGCATCGGCACGACGAAGACCGGATGGGCAGCCGTCAACCGCAGCGGCATCGTCGTGACCGTGAGCCCGTCGCGCACGAAGATCGAATGGGACGACGGCGCGGGATGCCTCACGGTATCCCGCGCCGACGAAATCGCGATGCCATGGTTGCAGCGCGTGATGATGGAAGCCGAAACGACCCGAGAGACGGTAGCGCGCGCGCTCGCGAAGAACGGAGGGGCATCGTGATCGACATCGTGGACAGACTGCGAAGCGTGCGAGCGGCCAAGCCGTTCGAGATACTCGAACACACTGCGCAAGAAGCGGCCGACACCATCGAACTCCTCCGCGCCGAGTTGCAAAACGCTTACGACCTCACCAAAACACTTACGGCCGAGCGCGACGAGGCGAGGCGGATGATCTGCCGTTTGCATTTCACTAGTGCTGAATTGCAGCACGACTTCGCCAAAGCCAAGGGTTGGGATTGCTTCAAACAGGAGGACGGCAAGTGAGCGACGAAGAACGCGAATACCTGAACGAAATGATCAGGAGCCTCAACAATCGACTGGTCGATGCTTTGCGTGAGCGCGACGAGGCGAGGCGGGAATGCGATCGCCTCGCGAGGCGGAACACGATCCTGATCGCCGACATCGAAGCACTCGCGAGCGCGATCAACAAAGCAACGGCGACGACCGGCTTGCGCGTGCTCATGTATCGAGGAGAAGGTTGATGCTGCGTCACTACCAACTCGAAGCGATCGAAGCAGTCCGATCCGCATGGGCGAGCTCGCAGTCGTCGCTCCTGGTCATGGCGACGGGGACGGGCAAGACCGTGACCGCCGCGAGCATCATCGGCGATCGAATCGGATTCGGAGGGCGAGCGATGGTCGTGGCGCATCGCGAGGAACTCGTCGAGCAAGCCGCCGCGACGATTCGCCGCGTCGCGCGATGCGACGTAGCGGTTGAGATGGCCGATCGACGCTCCATCGAAGACGGGTTCAGTCGATGCCCGGTCGTGGTCGCGAGCGTGCAAACGCTAACGAGCAAGCGCAACGGGCGAATGCGCGCGCAGCGATTCCGGCCGCAAGACTTCGGGACCATATGGTTCGACGAAGCGCACCATGCGACCGCGAGCACGTGGTCCGCCGTATGGGAATGGTTCAAGACGAACCCCGCGTGCCGACTCCTCGGGACGACGGCGACGCCGGATCGAGCGGACGAACGCGCGCTCGGATCCGTGTTCGCGTCGGTGGCGTTCCAGTACGGGATGCTCGAAGGGATTCGCGATGGGTGGCTCGTGCCCGTGAAGCAAAGCGTCGTACACGTTCACGGGCTCGACTTCTCGAGCGTGCGAACGACCGCGGGCGAGCTCAACGGCGCAGACCTCGCGGCGCTCATGGAGTACGAGCAGACGCTACATCGCATGGTGGGACCGACCATCGAGATCGCGGGTGATCGGCGGACGCTTCTGTTCTGCACGACCGTCGAGCATGCGAAGCGCGTCGCCGAGATCATCAATCGACACAAGACGGGAAGCGCCGCCGCGATCCACGCGGCAACCGACCGCGACGAGCGGCGCAACATCCTCCGCGACTTCGGCGCGGGGCGCCTGCAGTACCTCGCCAACGTCGGAATCACGACCGAGGGATGGGACGATCCGGCGACCGATGGACGAGGCGTGCAGGTCGTTGCCATGCTTCGACCGACCAAGAGCCGCAGCCTCTACTGTCAAATGGCGGGGCGTGGGACGCGACCGCTGCCCGGCACCGTCGATCGACTCGCGACGCCCGATGAGCGACGCCTCGCGATCGCCTCGAGCGTGAAGCCGTCGGTCCTGCTGCTCGACTTCATGGGCAACTGTGGGCGACACCGCCTCGTGCATGCCGGAGACGTACTCGGCGGACGATGGGATGACGAGACCCGGCAGCGATCGACGAGACGCGCCGCCGAGGCGCCCGGCGAGGAACTCGACGTGCTCGCCATGCTCGACCGCACCGAGATACTCCTTCGCGACGAGAAGGAGCGCAAGAAGCGCGAACTCCTCAAGGGCACCGCGCGCTACACGACGCAAGCGGTCGATCCGTTCGAGTTCGTCGGCATCGCGCCGCCGAAGGTGCGCGGATTCCGGGCGAAGATCCCCGCGAGCGAGAAGCAGCGGACCTACCTCGCTCGCAACGGGGTACCGAACGCCGATCGCCTAACGCTCGACGAGGCGAGTGCCATCATCGACGCGCTGATGAAGCGGCCGACCGAAGCGCAGTCGTGGTTCCTGCGGAAGCATGGGCGAGACCCGTCCGCATTCGATCGCAAGACCGCGAGCGAGGAGATCGGCCGCATCAAGGAAGGGGTAGCAGCATGACCGAGCGCAAGCCGCACGACATCGCGTTCGTCCGAGTCCGTCTGATGAGCAAGAACGAGCGCGGGGAATGGGTCTGCGCCCAAGTCGACCCACAAGGCATCGACCTCGAAGGCGGTGCCGCATTCGTGTGGGCCGAAGAACGGTCGATCGTCACGCTCGAAGAGGCGCGCAAGATCGCGAGGGGCCGATGACGAAGAAGTACGCCCGGCTCACCGCGGCGGAAACGCTCACGCGCCTCAAGGCCGAAGACTACTGCGAGGACGCTCGCACCGCCGAGATCCTCGCATGCCTGATCCGACTCGCGAACGCAGGCGGACCCGTGGCGCAACTGCTCCTCGAGAACGCGTCGCTCGCCGATCAATCGGTCCGCGCCGCCCTCGAGGAGTGGGCGAGCGCCGTGAAGACGATGCGAGAGAAGGGAATCCTGTGAGCCACCTCGTGCTCGCCGACCGAAAGACGGGCGAGATCGCGTTCGACGGCAAGCGCGTATCCCGATCCCTGCCGTGCCCGATCTGCTCGCACCTCCACCGGACGCAAAGTTGGTGCCTCGTGGACACCGCGCGCGGGCTCGCGATCTGCCCTCGCGTCGAGAGCGCGCGACGCATCGGCGACGCCGGATACCTCCACCGCATGGACGGGGGGCAGCTCGAGCCGACGAGGATCGTCGTGCGCGAGCGCACCCGACCCGACATCGCCGACCTCGGATGGTTGCAACCTCGCCTCGAAAACGCGCTCACGAGCGCGAAAGCCGCCGAACTCGCCGACCGATGGGGAACCTCCATCGGGACGCTCCATGCCATCGGGTGCGGATGGGATGGATCCGCGTGGACGTTCCCGATGCACCATGGCACCAAGATCGTCGGCTATCGACGGCGACTTCCTGATGGGGGAAAGGTCTGCCGCACCGGATCACGACTTGGACTGATGCGACGCCTCGAGACGCCCGCTGCACGGGGATCCCTGTTCATCGTCGAGGGCGAAAGTGACCTCGCCGCCGCGCTCGACCTCGGCCTCGACGCCGTCGCCCGACCCGGGTGCCGGGTCTGTGAAGACCTTGTCGTGCCCATCGCCAAGGGGCGCGATACGGTGATCGTCGCCGACAGCGACCGCCCCGGGCTCGAAGGCGCCAAGGCGCTACGCGCTCGCGTGTTGAAGATTGCTCGCTCTGTCGTTATAGTTCGACCGCCGGGCCGCCACAAGGATCTGCGCGACTGGGTGCGCGCGGGCGGCTCGCGAGAGGCGTTGCGATTCATCGTGACGAGTGTTCGAGGGTTCTGATGCCAAGGGCACCGAAGGACCCCATGACCGCAGACCTCAGCGCGCGCCTGGAACGCTGCGCCGAGGAACGCGCGCGAGCAGAGCAACAGCGCGACAGCGCAGAAGAACGAGGACGCCGATGGCTCGAGGAACTCCTGTCGCTCAACGACGAGATCGAGCGCCTCATGAAGCACATAGAAGCGGAAGTCCGAGCGGGGAACGCGAGAGCGGTGCATCATCACCTGTACCGAAGACTCACCATCGCAAGGGATGCCGCTCGGTCCGATTCGTAATCGAAGGGGAGCCGAAGCCGCAGCCGAGGCCGCGCGCCTTCCGGCGTGGGCAGTTCGTCGGCGTCTACAACCCGACCAACGCCGACGCATGGAAAGTCCGATGCGCCGTCACCGCGCACGACGCGTGCGGCAAGCCGTTCGCGAAGGCAGTCCGCGTCGCGCTTTGGTTCATGATGCCTCGGCCGGCAAGCCATCGCAAGAAGAACGGCGCGCTCCGGTCGTCCGCGCCTGCGAAGCACGTGCAGCGACCCGACGTGGACAACCTCGCGAAAGCCGTGATGGACGCGCTCTCCGGCATCGCCTTCAAGGACGACGCGCAGGTCGTCGAGTTGATCGTCGGAAAGCAATGGGCGGAAGAAGCGCACGGGTGCATCGTT